ACGGAGACTATAAAGTCGGGGAGAGCTGGAGTGAAACACACTAGAAAGTATGCTGTGTATGGAAATGTATATGCTTCTGAGGGTATGTATATACCGGAGTGGTTTTATATAGGAACTTTTTATAGGTGCGAAGTTTTCATAGCGAGCAACGGACACTATAACTATGACTACGAAGAAGTAGTAGGAGGTTGGTCTATTGGGTGGTCTGAGGAATATCTTGAAGAAAGATGGGAGGCTATCCCAGACGGAGACGAGAGCGAGCAGAAAATGGATGCGCTTATGGACGAAGAAGAAGCAGACCTCGCTGCACGGCAAGCTAAGTTTGATTCTAAATATCGAAACACTAAAGCGGAGAAAAAGAATGAGCCTCATTAAACCAAGCACTAAAAACTGCACCCATGAAGACGGCAAGTGGTGGTACGTTGGTACTAACGATGGCGGCAGAAGAAGCATAGAAGCACACAACAGGAAGAACACCACCCGTATGTTTGTAAACAGTAAGTACGTTCCCAAGTCGCACCCTCTATACAAGGCAGGACGCTACAGGGGGTTTGAGGAAGCAGCTTTTAGTTCTTTAGAGAACTATAAAACTAACCCTGAAGGAGAAGTATATATTATATTTAATCCTGCATGGGACGGTTGGGTCAAGGTAGGCATGGCCGTAGACGCAACTGACAGACTTAAAAACTATCAGACATCCTCGCCCCTTAGAGACTATAAACTTCTATATGTTTTTAAAACAGATAGCCGTAGAGAACTAGAGTCTAATGTACACAGTAGATTGTCTGATATTTTTGAACGGAAGAACGAGTGGTTTAAATGCTCACCTGAAATAGCTAAGCGGTTTGTAGAAGCCGCCCTTGGAGATCAACATGAAGCAGCTTGAAAACTTAGTACCCGACATCTATCAACAATTAACAATGCTTTCAGACGGTGTACCGCTACCTCTAACTGAAGCAGACATAGATAAAACAATGGCAGGAATGCGCGAGGCTTTAATTTCTTGGGCTACACCTAGAGAACGTAACAAAGATTTTACTCTGCGTATGTCTAACATTGGAAAGCCTGCCCGACAGTTGTGGTACGAGAAGCGTGACGAGAATGGCCGTGGTGGTATTGACGGTGCAACTCAGATCAAGTTCTTGTACGGTCACTTGCTAGAAGAAGTTGTGTTAATGTTAGTCCGTATGGCAGGACACACAGTAACAGATGAACAAAAAGAAGTAGCAGTCGAAGGGATTGTTGGACACATGGACTGTAAAATTAATGGGGAGGTAGTTGATGTAAAGTCTGCATCTCGATTTGCGTTTAACAAGTTCAAAGAAGGACGGCTCGCACAAGACGATCCTTTTGGTTATATGGGACAGCTTGCAGGGTATGAAGCTGCTGAAGGAACAAACAACGGAGGCTTCCTTGTAATTAATAAAGAGAGCGGTGAGTTGTGTATGTATACTCCTGATGATCTTGATAAGCCTAACATCAAGACACATATAAACATGCTCATCCCAGCATTAAAGCTTGACACAGCGCCTGAACTCTGCTACCCTACAGTACCAGATGGGAAGAAAGGGAACATGAAAATTGCTAAAGGTTGTAATTGGTGTAAATATAAATACCCCTGTCACAAAGATGCTAATGATGGCGAGGGACTAAGAACTTTTAAATACTCTAACGGCTTTGCGTATTTAACTAAGGTAGTATCTGAGCCACGAGTTGAGGAATTTTTATGAACGGTAAGAGAGCTAAAGAAATTAGGCGGCATACACCAGTAGTACTTGTTTCGTGGATACAGTCATTGCTAGATGAAAAAGAAGCGGCTGAGATTAACATTGAAAACTACAAGAATTTTCTACCTGTGCAAACACACTTCTTTGCAAACGGCACAATGTATTTAAACGCTTACCACCCTAAGTGGATTGTTAAAAAGATCAGACAACTTAAAAAACTATTCCCCCGTAAGAAAACAACTGAAATTAATTTGGAGTTAATACAATGGAAAGCAACAAAGAAACAAGGATGAGTATTGAAGAAATGATAATTTCCGTTGGCTCCTATCTTTTTAATGAGGCTCCCAGTGCTTCCGTTACAAACATAGAAACACAGTTCTTAAAAGATTTAAAACTTCTTTTAGAAGCAGAGCTAGAACGGAGAGAGGCACACATACATTGAAAAAATTTAAGAAGGGGTACAGAGCGCAGAGAGTTAAACGCCCTGTTGAAAAAGATGTAGTGGCTGGTTACGATTCCAACTGGGAGTATGAGCTACACTCTGGTATTCTAGATGGCTGGAGTTTTCATCCAGATAAAGTACCGTATGTTATTGAACACAAGTATGAGCCTGATTTTGTTACACAGATTAATGGTAAGACAATCTTGCTTGAAGCTAAAGGAAGGTTCTGGGACTTTGCAGAGTTTAGTAAATATATCTGGATAAATAAAGTATTGCCAGAAGACACTGAGCTAGTGTTTCTTTTTGCAAATCCCAGCGCACCAATGCCAGCGGCTAAGATGCGTAAGGATGGAACTAGACGGAGCCACGGTGAGTGGGCAAGTGCTAATGGGTTTGTGTGGTACAGCGAGGATAGTATTCCAGACAGTTGGATTAATGTAAAAAACAAAGAGACTTTTGACTAATGGACGAATCAAATCGCAAAGATGAAAGGCGAGATAGTTTTCTTAGGAAGAAGAAGTTTAAAAAAATACAAGGGTCTTCTAAGCTTAAAGAAACTAAACGCAAAGAAAACAAAAACTTAAATAACGAGATACCTTATGAACAAGAAACTAAATGATGTGACTCCTAGCGAGTGGGACAGAGCCGCACGTAGTGACATACCTTACGACATGACTACAGAAGAGGGTAGACAGGCAGCGTGGGCGGCTTACTCAGTACCTGCGGAGGAAGAGGCAGAGGAGATTAGCTTAGAGGGCTGCACTACTGAGATTGATTGGGGTAAAGAAGATTTAGTGAATCACCCAACACACTATAACTCTGGAGGCGTTGAGTGCATTCAAGCCATTGAAGCAAGCATGGAGCTTGAAGCATTTCAAGGGTACTTAAAGGGCAACATTTTGAAATACATTTGGAGGATGTCCTATAAGGGAAAAGCTTTAGAGGACTGCAAGAAATCCCAGTGGTACTTAAATAAATTAATCAGCACACTAGAGGACAATACATAATGGATCAGTATCAACAGTTTATACACAAGAGCCGCTATGCACGTTGGATACCAGAGGCAGGGCGTAGAGAGTCGTGGCATGAGACAGTCAACAGATACGTAGACTTCTGGAAGGATCGTGGGCAGATAGACGAGGAGGTAGCCCTGAAGTTGTTCAACGCTATACACAGCCAAGAAGTTATGCCTTCAATGCGTTGCATGATGACAGCAGGGACAGCACTAGATAAAGATAACGTAGCAGGTTTTAACTGTAGCTACTTGCACATAGACTCACCGCGATCCTTTGATGAGTTGATGTACGTCCTTATGTGCGGTACAGGTGTGGGGTTTAGCGTTGAGCGTAACTTCATTAACAAACTACCAGAGGTTGCTGAAAGCTTTCACCCTACTGAGAGTGTTATTGTTGTATCTGACAGTAAGATTGGCTGGGCATCAGCATTTCGTGAGTTAATTGCTATGCTATATGCAGGTAAGATCCCTAACTGGGACATCAGCAGGGTTCGTGGAGCAGGTGAAAGACTAAAGACCTTTGGCGGTAGAGCATCAGGGCCAGAGCCTTTAGTAGATCTATTTAACTTTTGCATTGAAGTGTTCCGTAAAGCGGCGGGTCGAAAGCTAACCTCCATTGAGTGCCATGATATTGTTTGCAAGATTGCAGACATCGTAGTTGTTGGTGGCGTTAGACGTTCAGCGTTAATCAGCCTGTCTAATCTTTCTGACGGACGTATGGCTAAAGCTAAGTCAGGTGACTGGTGGAGGAACGAAGGACACAGAGCGTTGGCTAACAACTCAGTTGCATACACAGAGAAGCCAGACTTTGAAGCCTTCCTGTCTGAGATGCACACCATGTATGAGTCGAAGGCCGGAGAGCGTGGTATCTTTAGCCGCGTAGCAGCACAGAAAGTTGCAGCACGGAATGGACGTAGGGACGCAGAGCAGGACTTCGGAACTAATCCATGTTCGGAGATAATTTTACGTAGTAACCAGTTTTGCAATTTATCGGAGGTAGTTATCCGAGAAAACGATACCCTCGCTTCATTGAAGAAGAAGGTTGAGACTGCTGCAATCATTGGGACTCTTCAAGCAACGCTGACAGACTTCCGGTACTTGCGGAACCTTTGGAAAAGAAACACTGAAGAAGAAGCCTTGTTGGGCTTGAGCATGACAGGGATCATGGATCACCCTACTCTTGGTAATTCTTCGGATAAAACAAAACAGTGGCTAGAGGAGTTAAAAGAAGTTGCTATCACAACAAATAAAATCTGGGCTGAAAAGCTTGGCATTGCACAGTCTGTCGCTATTACATGCGTTAAGCCTAGCGGTACTGTTTCTCAACTCGTTGATTCTGCTAGTGGTATTCACCCTCGTTTTTCTAAGCAATATATTAGAAGAGTACGTAGTGACAAAAAAGACCCGCTTGCAGTCTTTATGGAAAACAAAGGATTCCCAGTAGAGCAAGACGTTATGTCCCCTGCCTCCGCTGTCTTTAGCTTTCCTGTTAAGGCTCCTGAGAAGTCTGTTACTGTCGCAGAGGTTGGTGCTATGCAACAGCTAGAGCTTTGGAAAACCTACCAGAATCATTGGTGTGAACATAAACCAAGCATAACAGTTTATTATACAGACAATGAGTTCCTCCAAGTAGCGCAGTGGATATGGGATAACTTTGAGATCTGTTCCGGTATTAGTTTGTTGCCAGTCAGTGACCATGTTTATCAGCAAGCTCCGTATGAAGACATCAGTATTGAGAAGTACAATGAGTTGTTAGCTGCTATGCCTCAAGGCGTTAGTTGGGAAGACTTAGAAAACTTTGAACAAGAAGATAACACTACAGGCTCTCAAGAATTAGCGTGTACAGGGGGCGCATGTGAAATTGCTTAATAAAAAAAAGGAAGCCAACATCATAGGCTTTAAAGTTTTAATAAACTCTAAAGGGGTTGTCGTTACAGAAATGAGCGGCATCCCCGAAGACGAGCTACATAAAGTATTTAAAGGAGAAGACTTGTCTACTATAAGAAACATTATACAACTCACGAAACAAAAACTAGATAGAATGCATGATTTTTTAGAAGCGGAACTCAGTGCTTTGAACCACCAAGAACTGTGAAGCAGTTAATTTTTGTACTACTAGTGCAAGTAAATGGTGAAGTAGATCCCGCAGCAACTAGTTACTGGAAGAGCTTAGAAAGGTGTAGGTGGTTTGCTGAGAAGCTTACTGTCCAAGGTACTCGCAGAACGTATCACACACCTGTCGTAGCTTACTGTGTTCCTAAGTACGTTAACCCTAAGACCGCACTCATCCATACTTGATTTACTTTTTAGACTTAGCTCCTGAACATTTCCAACGCTTACGTGATAAGTTGTTGGGTGTGTTCGGATCATTTTGTTTCTTTTTAGACAGTCTTTTCTTTATGCCCAGACTTCTGGCGCAATAGCTATCACCCTTTGAAGTTCCTGCACGTACTCTAGAGCCGCCATCCTTTGCTTTCCCTGCTTGGCCGTAGCTAACTTTCTTGCCGCTTGCAGTTACCTTTACTCTAGCTTTACCTTTTCTTGGAGTTGCCATATCTAGACCCTGTATGTTTTGGTTTTCTTTGCAATTTTCTTAGGCTGTGCGCTGTGTTGCTTGCCTGCTTTTGTATCTTTCTTTTTCTTTGCAGTAGTTGCCGCATACTGTGCAGGTGTTAAAGCCTTGATAGCCTTCTTAGGCAGATAACGCTCACCTGTTTTAGCACTGGGCTTCCCAGACTTTGTTGTCCACTCCTGTCCTGTCCATTTTTTTAAAGACTTTTGAGATTTTTTTAGCGGCATTTGTGCGTACCCTTTGCTTTCATTTGAGCCTTCTTAGACAGATCTTTTAAATGAAATAACTTTACACTGGTCTTAGTGTGCGTCTTGTTGGTGTGTAAAGATCCGTCAGGCATCTTATGAGTCCCGCCTGTATGTTCAGTACCATCTTTCTTAAAATGTTTAACGCCTTTCATTTGTAACCTCCTCCTGCTGCTTTGTATTCTTTAGCTAACATTTGAGCTTTACGTGCGCTCCACTGCCCTGCTTTGCCGCCCTTAGTTCCTGCTTTAATCTTGTTAAACAGTCGTTTTCGCATTGCAGGTTTTGTGTAGTTGCCCGCTTCGTTTACTTTTGATTTTTTTGCTGCCATTAAATAACTCCAAATATTTTAAAACCTAAGTACAAGCCCAGTGGAAGCACAACTAAAACACCTGTACCCCAGAGCAAAGCAGACCAAAACATTGCAAAGCTTGCTGCTCTGTGTCTTATGCGTGTGCGCTCATCGTTTTCTCGCTTGCGCTTACAGTCTGATTGGAACTTTAGCCAGTCCGTATGCATGTCTGCTCGACCCGCGTAAATCATGTATTCCTTGAGCCACACCTCCTGCTCTTTGATCTTCTCCAACTGCATGAAGCACTGTAATTCATCGCCGCTTCCAGACCTGTTGGCCTTCTTAGCTATTGCAGACTTGTTGTCAAAGAACTTAGTCGCTTGATCTGCAACATCATAGAGTTCTTTTCCGTTGGACAACGCGCCTTTAATTACTTGGAAGGCTGCATTGGCTGCTGCTATTTCGGCTAACATTATTTTTCCCTCTGAACGCCCTTGGCTTTTTCAAAACTCCTCATAGCTCCCATGCCTAACATTCCCATCAGCACTGGAGTTAACAAAGAGCTATCAACTTCTGGTACAAGAAACCAAATGCTCAGTACCGGAGATAAGATTGTGTTGTAGAGTAACGCCAAACAACAGCACCATCCAACAGCAGGTCGCCATCCAGAAACGAATAGGCTCTTATGTGCCGCTTCAACCTTGTTGACTTCAAGCTGTCCTTTGCTCAATTCCAAGGCGTGTTTCTCTGACATTGTAGCTATCTCGTGTGCTAAAGCATTACGCTGATCTTTGTCTTCAACGAACTTACCAAGGATTCCTGTAATTGGCCCTATCAATTTGTCAAGCATATCGTTCTCCTTAGTAACACCAGCACATCGCTGGAGTCTTTCGTGTATCAACGTGTACAAAAGTCTTAGCAACACCAACTGACATGCCCATTGCTGAAGCATGTTTGACTATCGCTAGACGCTCTGAGCCTCCAGAGACTTTGATGTCGGCGGCAATCCCCTGTGCGTGAGTGCCGACAGTTGTTTTGGCTTTCTCAATGCTGTGGTCTTTACTCCTGTACCCGCTCGTAATGTTAAACGGAAAGCCACACGCTTCTCGTAAGCTGTCAAGGGCTTCGATGAACTCAACGTCCATCTCGTTCTCGCCCGTTTCTTGACAGTCAAAGTCTTCAAGCTTGAAGTATTTAAAGTTGCTCATATTCCTGCTACCACTTCTGTTGCGCGTTTAAGTTCTTTAGTGTCTAGCTTGCCTAAATTAATTTCTACCATGCTTCCTTCTCCTTCAGGACTTCCAAATTGAGCGCCAATGTTTCTAGCTTGAGCATACGGACTAAACCCTGCTCTTTTAATGCCTCCTAAGAATTGCAAAAAGTTAAATGCGCCACTACTATTATTAAAGTTATATTGATCTATAACTACAGTTTCGCCTTTTTTATTTTTTATTATTTCCGCTTGTCCAATTGTTGTTTTCATAGAATATGCAGGATCATCAAGTTTTTTAAAGAAATCAATTATTCCTCCTCCTCCACCAACGTCTGCGTATTCTGATTCTCCTTTTTTAGATGTCCCATAATCTTTATACTCAAGACTAGTAATGCCTTCAATAGCTTTAGCAGTTAAAAACTCTAGCTCACTAGAAAGTAAATCTTTTTCTGTAAGTTTTTCTTCACCTCCTCCAATGTCGTACAAAAACTGTCGAATCATTGTAGGAATTTCAACATTAGGAATTTCAACATTAGGAATTTCAACATCAGGAAGTTCTGGTGATGGTTCGTCAATAGATTCTGTAAGGTTATCTTTAACTTTTGTAGTTAGACTCTTTAAAGCTGATAACGTGTTACTTGCAGCAGTAGTTGTTTTTTCTTTTATATCTGTATACGCCTCGCTTACAGATTCACTTGCATTTTCAACTATGTCAGATAGATCAGCAGCCCCTTCTTCAACAGCACTTGAAGCTCTTCTTGCTGTGTCTTTTATTTTAGAGCTTGCAGAATCTTTTAAAGTTTGTAAAGCTTCGACTCCTGAGTTTGCTGTATCTGTAACTATATCGACACCTTTATCTACAACAGTTTCTGCTGCTTCAAAAGCTTCTTTAACTTGTTTATCTAAGGCTTTTGCTTTGTCAGTAGCAGGCTTTGATACTATAGGAGCTTGAGAATCTACTTTCCCCAGCGTAGGAACTTTAAGTGCCTTGCCAGCATAAATCATATTAACATCAGCAATACTGTTATCGGCTGCAAGTTGATCTACAGTAGTGCCATATTTTCTAGCAATTCCTGAAAGAGTATCGCCGCTTTCAATGTTGTAAACTTCCCCACCTTCTGCTTTTTTCAATCGCTCTTGAGTGTCTACTAATCTACCAGTAGTAACTTTGAACTGTTCAGGTTTAAAAATAATATAAGAATATGCTTCTTCTCCCTTCAGACTCATCTCAACTTCATTTCTATATTTAATAGAATCAAAACCTAAGTCTTCTAAGAAAGCTCGGAAGTCAGTATTAATTTCAGCACGTTGCATTTTACTTTTAATAGAATCAGAAATCTTTGGCGATTGTTGAGTAGTGTCCCACGGAAACATTTCTGCACGGCTTTCAAGTTTTTCAAGGGTTGCAGTTTGTTTTTTGCTTAGCTCTATACCACGAGACAAAATCTCCGGCATAAAATACTCATCAAAACCTCCTCCGGCTTTTAAAATTGTTTCAGCTTCCCATCCAGATAAATCACTTTCAATTAACAAGGGGTTCCTAACATCAATATACCCTCTCTTTATAGTCAGAGGTTTAAGAAGCTCGTCCCCTTCAGCAAAGTTACCAAAGTAACCTGAGTCTATAGGCATGTCATCTACAATTGAAGTAGCACTACTAATTGTAGGCTGGTAGTCCCCAGATATTAAATCAGGATCAGTAAAAAAAGAATCCATTTTTTCTTTTGTCATTGCCCCTGAATCAATTTCTTGTTTAAACTGTTGTTTAAGAGCAGTGTCCGGCAAAGCACGTATTAAAAAAGTAGTTGCTTGTCCTTCTGTCCCTACATGTACCCCTACCTCGCGGGAGAAAGCAAACGCAACATCAAACTCAGCTTCTGTAAAGCTTGTAAGACCTCTAAATACTGGGTTTTTCTCAGTAGAATTAGCAACATGAGCCTCAATACTTTTTGTAGCAGGTGTAATGTTTGGATATACTTCGCTTGTTAGGCTTGGTGCTTTAAACTTAGCAAAGTCTACTTCGCCTGAAGCAATCAACTTAATGATGTTCCGTTCAACTACTGTCTCTAAACCTTCATCTGATAAGGTGTCAGCTTCTTGTTTAACAACAGTTCTTAAAAAGTCTTCAATGTTTTCTAAAGTTTTTTCATCGTACTTAGACATATCCACTTTAGATATTTCTTCTTCAGAAATGTTTATTTTAACTCTTTCATATTCATTAGACAGATTACCAAGGCTGTTTGGAACAACAGATTCTAAAGCTGCATCAGGATCATACTCATTTTGTAAATCTCTAATGGTTTGTAATGCTTCTCTTTTACGCTCAGAAATTCCCATTTTTTGCTGCGCTTCTGCCCATAATTTTTCATTGACTGAGCTATCAGTGTTTTCAATTGCTTTGCGCCATTCAGGTATTTGCTCTAGTTCATATATTGACTTGTGGTTTTGTCCCTCAAGAGTGTTAACAACTAATGCATCTGCATAGCTTTGAACCATTATATCTTCTGGGTCTAAGTTATTAACATCCATAGCATCATAAAATGCATTGTCTACTTTGTTTGCAGCGTTGTTAATGGTTTCGCGGTTAAACAAGTTCTCTACGCTTTTAGCAATATTAGTAGCCGTTGGCGAAATAAAGTCTATAATTTCTTTTGTTGCTTGACCGATTACTACTCTACCTACATTATACTTTTCACGGGTAACAGAACCGCCACTATTCATAAGGACTTTAAAAGGATCTGTTTCGTCCATAAACGCAGAGCCTGCCTGTCTGTTGTATGGCTGACCTGTCATTTTATCTATCCGCTCATCGGGTTCCGCAGGAGCATTAGGAACCATTACTTCTCCACCTTTGTCAAACTGCAATCTTGTACCAGATTCTCCAAATTTAGGGACAAGCTCATCAGTAATAAAGTGTTGTTGTGCATCACGTAAAAGTTTTTTATATTCTTTAACTTTATTTTTGCCCAATATTTGTTTGCCAAAATATGAGCCGCTGTAAAGAGGTATTTTTCCACCAACTAAAGGGATAATACCTTCTTTCATAAGTTTTAGGCTATCTGAACCTAGTGGCCCCATTGCCATTGTAAAATATGGAAGTGAGCTTTGAGTATACATAGCAGATGTTCTAGCTCTGTTAAACGAATCTAACAATATTCCGTTGCCGCCCCAACGTGCTATAGCGTTATAATATATTTCAGATTTTTCTCGTCCCTCTTCACTTTCTCCATCGCTACGTACATAATTAGTCCATCGTGCCATGCCAGTCATAATTGCCGCAGCAGGTATAATTTTAGCAGCGTTTCTAATAGGTGCTTTTCCTAAAGACTTTGCTGCGCCTTTCATAACAGTGTTTGTAAAAGCAACAGGATAGCCTAAAAGCTGAAAGGCAATTGCAGTTTTAGGATTAGAAAACAATAAGGGCTTTAGTCCTGACATTGCAGTAGGCTGTAGTACAACTGAGTTAGAGTATCTAGCAGCACCACCCAGCACTTGTTCGTCATAAAAAGAATCCTTTAGACTGCCGCCAGCTTTAAGCCATTCTACTCCTTGCTTATAGTCTATACCTAACTCAGCCAACTCCCCTGCCATTGTTTCGTGGTATCTATCTAGCTTTCGTGTTCCGTTAGCTGCAAGAGCTTCTAAGTTTTCTTGAATTAAGTTTTTCCCACTGGCATAAGAAGTAGTCTGTACAAATTTAGTCCATTGATCAAGCAGAGTAAGCCTAAAAAACTTATTACTTTTGTCTTGCATCCAGTCATTCATTAAATCATCACCAGCTAGGCGGTTTCCCATCTGAGCCATTGCTTGATCCATGTTGATGCTGTACTTACGCATTTCAGAAAAGGCTTCTTTAGCAGTTAGGTTGTGATTAGTTTGTAACTTCACTTCTAAATCTTTAGTGACCCCTTTAAAAGAAATTTCCATCGCTTCAGCAAAACCTTTAGCCGAGTTTTTAAATCCTACTTTACTTACGTTAAGAAAAATTTCTGTTATACTAGATAGTGTTGCTAGTCCTAACATTGCTACTCTGTTTACAAAGCCATAAGTATCTAAACCTGTTTGAACTTTCTTGCCCCAACGCTCCATGCCTTCGCCAGTAGCTGTTTGATATAATTTATCAATTTGTTTTATTTCAGCGTCTGTCATCTTCTCGCCTTTTTTAGCAAGCTCTTTTGTAATCTTAGCTGTCCAAACTTTTTGAAACTCTCCTAGAGTATTAACACCTAGTACGCGGTGTTTAGCTATAGACTTACCTGCTTGAAAAGTATAAGCATGTAACGACCCTAATACATCGCTGTTTAAAAATTCTTGAAAGTCTGCATCGTTTTCAATCTGATTGAGTTTTCTCTTGGCTGAAAAGAAATGTCCACCAGAGCCACCTGCATCAATTTGATCTTTAATAGCAAGCATATCTTTAACAGTTTCCATGCCTGTGCCTTTAGCGTAGCCACCCTTAGTTTCTAAAAGCTCTGCAAGTTTTTCAGGATTAGCTTCAATAGATTTACGATCCCACATTCGTGGAATATAGTTGTCTACAAGTTTATCAATTACCCCTATTTCATTTAAACCTACACCCATCTCTTTATAAAGCCCTCGGATTTCTCCTGCTGCTTTATTTATTGATTTATTAAGTTCTGTGTCTAGGCCGTTTTTAGTTGCTGGCTTATTGCTTCTTAATGCAATCATTAACAAATCATTTACATCTTCAGCTAGAGTTCCTTTAGCAGCGTGTAATGAAATGTCTTCTACAATTGCACGAAACTTTTCATTGAAACGTCCAGTAACTTCTCGCTGAACTTCGCCTAAATCTTTTTCAACAATCTTTGTGCTTCTTTTCCAGCTTATCCCAAACTCGTGACTAAACTTAGACTGTAAGATTTTTGCAGTTCCTGAAAGTGCAGTGTATGGTGAAAGGACTCCTGCGGCCTTACCAAAAAGATTGCCTGAAAGAGAGCTTACTGTTTTATATGCTTCTTGTTTAAATCTATTTTTTACACCTTCTGCGGTTGTTTCTTCTGCAACAGCAGCCCTAATAGCTGCTCTAATTTCAGCTTGTGTTTTTTCACCGCCGCCAATATCAGCAACAAATTTATCAACATTAATATCTTCAATTTTTATTTTACCTGCACTTAACAGGTCTAGTTGCTCTACAAGTTCAGTAGCTGAAGCAGGAATAAAATCTCCTTCTACTGCCTCATCAAATAAATCAGGGGTGGCTGGTATCTCATCTGTAGTCGCTGTCCCTTTAGCAAAATATTTTTGTCCAACTTTAGTAGCTCCATAAAGGCCAGCTCCAAAAATTGCACCTACTCCTACACCTTGCGCTACTTCGCCTACACTTATTTCTTCTCTTTTATCAAGAGCTACATCAAGATCTTGCACAACTAAACTTCCAGCACCGCCATATGTTGCTCCCATTATTGAAGAAGCTTTGAGCGGGTTAGTAGTTGCTGTAGCTTTTGTTATAGCTAAAGCATCAGCTAAGTATTTTTTTGCTCCTTTTTTTGCTGCTACTCCTACGGCCCCACGAGCAGCAACGCTTGTGCCTCCTGTTGGAATAGCTGAAATTATAGCTGCGCCTGTAGCTAACATTTCTGGATTAAAAATAGTATCAATTGTGTAGTCTTTAATAGCTGATAAATGCTCACCTACGCCTGTAAGCTCAGATTTTTCAAAGCGGTCTTGCATTAACCGATACCCTGCTTTTACATTTTCTGGTGCGTCTTTTAAAATGTTAGCTTTAGTTATAGGTGCGCCTAAACGTGCAACATCATCGCGCATAAACTCAGCAACGTCTGTTTGTTCACCTGTTGTAGATTGATCGAGTGCAAGAGAACCTAACCCTCTGTTCTCTGCTAAGTAATCAGCAACCAGTGTAAAAGCTTTTTGAACTTCAACATCGTTTTCAAAATTGGTTACACTATACTCCCCTTCTTTTGGTTCAAAAGAGGAGCTAAAGGGGGGAATAGAAGTATTGTCCATAGCATGAGTTGAGCCTCCATTGTCATCATACGGATCAACAAAAGGCATAACTTGATTCAACTTTGTGTCGGGCATTATTTAATTTCTCCTGAAGCAATCATTTGTCGAATGCGAGATGGATAAGTCTTACTTTTTTTATAAGTTTCTTTTTCCGCATCGGTCATAGCTGTTAAAGCTTGTCTCCTAATTCTGGTTGCTGTTCCTTGTGCCGAAGGAACACTAATACCTGATACGCCTGACTGAGAACGCGGCGTTACAACTGGAACAGTCACGGCTTCAATTTCTTCTTTCTTTTGTGCTGCTGCTTTAGCTTCTTCCTCTCGTTTAGTTAAGTTTTTTTTCTCTTGCTCAGCCCTAGCTATAGCGTTATTTTTTAAATTAAGTCGTGCTTGGGCTGTAGCTTTTTCGCGTGAAACACCTGTAGATTGCATTATGCTTTGTGCTTCTATTACTACGCGGTGAGCTTGTATAAGAGGGTTAAAATTTTGATTTCCCGCAGCTACAGCATCGTTTAAAATACTTGTAATTTGTTCTCTTTCTATTCTAGAAGAGTTTTCCCACGCATGTGCTAAGTTTATTCCGTTTGCACCGTAAATAGCATTAACACTGTCTGCACTATATATTGACGTACCGGAAGCATCAGTGTTAGCCATAGCCATTATAGTTAAATACGGAGAGTACTTACCTGCACCTTTCTTTCCTAAACCTCCTCCTGTTAAAGCAGGATCTAAGCTAAACATTTCTATAGCTACTTGGCCTGCTCGTATTTGAGATATGCCAAGCTGGTTTTGTAACTGTAGTGTGTTTACAGCTATACGTGCTTTGAAATTAGCTTCTACTCTTGCGCGAGCTTCTGATTTTTCTTTAGTTTCTAAATAACTAAAATTAGAATCGTCTATAAGAGCATCTACAGCTGTATTATAAACTTCTAAATCTTTTGTTGATAAGTTAGTTCTTATAATTTCTCCACCTAGTGATACAAGTTTTGGGGTATTTTCTGCTACTGCAACTCTAGAAATATACGTATTTTTATCTTTCTCAGACTGTTTTGTGTTTACTGTGCCGTTAGTTACATCTACAACTGTTATTGTTACTTGACCATTTTCATCAACAACTCTTGACTCGTAAAAGAATATTTCTGTTTCTACTTCAAATATATCTTTTTCTTTTCTAGATTTTAATTCGCCTATTACAGCAGTAGGAACTCCTAACTCGTCAGGAAGCTCTTTAGCTAACAAAACAGAAACCGCTCCATTTTTTGTGTCGTTATATATTGAATTAAACCTATTTAATTCTGTAGCAGAATCAAAAAGATCTTCAGCACTCTGAGCAATTTCATCATCTGAAGTTAAGCCCGTCACTGATCCAAGGTACGAACTTATTTTTCCTTTGATAGTTGTTTCGCGGGTGTCTTTTATAATGTCGTTATATGTTTTTTCACCCCCGCTCTGTGCTAAATAAGTATTGTTTGCATCTAGTCTTGTAGTGTGTGCGTCTAAAAGTAAGCGGCCTACTTTAGCACCGCGAGATTTTAACAGTGCATTATATGTTGCTTGGTTGTAATAACCACTTCCAAACTTTGCATCTAGTTCTACCTTAACTCTAGCTTCGCCTTGTGCTGAAAAATAAGCATTGTAACCGCCTTCAAAAGCTTGAGCATTTTTTTCAGCCGATGTAATATCAGTGTGGTTTTGTAGCGCAATCTTAGTTGCTAGGTTTTTACCAACCACTTCTGTACTGTTTAAAAAGTTTTGTGTGTTTTTATTAGTTACGAAATCTCCCATGCCTTCAGCTATTCCGAACCCTATTTGCAACTTAGCTGCTTTGTCTGCTTTCTTTTTAGCTTGTCTTGCATCAGCTTCATTGCTTGTTCTTAAAGCTCCTAAAAGACTTTCACCATACTCCGTAGAGCTTTCTCCTTTTACAGTACTCAGATCAAGAGCCATAATTTATAATCCTTGCGGTGGAGCCATCAGGCTCGGTTCAGTTGTAGTAGGCATTCTTTCAGGCTCTACACTAGGTCTACTCATTAAACTAGGAATTTCTGGGAGTGCTTCTATAGTTTGTTGCATCTCTGCTGGTATTGTGCCTTGCGGAATTTTACCAGCTTGATAAGCTTTTTTCAACTCTTCAATTTTTGCACTTGAAAAAGTATTACCTAAAAGTTCTTCGTCTTCTTCATCTTCTACTTCACCGTTATAGATTACAACATCAATATCTAATCTTTCAGCAAGAGCAATAAACATATAAATAAGAGGTTCTGCAAGCATTGCCATTAAATCAGGGTTCCATGCTCCGCGCTGAAACTCTCCCATTAGGATTGTCTGTACAACATCCATTACAGGTGTACCCTGTGCAAGAGTTTCCATAACTGGAATGTACATTTCAGGCGCAGTTATTTCTGACCACAAGTACTTTGTTGCCTCATGCACAACAGTAAAACGCGGAGGTCTTTCAAAAGGTGCAGGATTTTCAGGATCATTAGTTAATGATTGTCCGGCAGTTGCTTTACCCATCTGTCCTCTGAATTGTAAAAATTCTTCTTCATTCATAATTATTAAACTCTCATCCGGTTAATGTAGCTGGAGTATTTATACATTCATACTGTTGTGATATATCTGAGCAGTGTTGCCCCACTGGTTATTTGCTGAAAATAAATTATAATTATTACTAACTTCATATTGTCTAGCATCCATTTCAACAGACCGCATAGCAGGTGCTTGTTCTATAGCTGAGATGTTAGTTACGAATTGTTTTGTTCCTACTGGCTTACTCCCAAATTCTTTTTGTATTACAGTTGATAAAGCTTGATCAGTGGCTCTTGCAGGAAGTTCTGAAGCATACTTTACAACTTTTGCTGGAGCATCTGCAACTGCATCTAGTACTGCTTCTCCTGCTTTTGCGGGTAAACCTTTAATTGCTGTTCCAAGTTTTTGCATATACGTTGGAGTCGGTGGCACTGCAAGTAACGATCCTCCTGCTACTGGTGGTGCTATTCCTCCAAAAGCAGTAGATGCTGCTGTTTTACTAACAGTACCCGCTGCTATAGCTGTTGGTGGTTTTATGACAGCAGCTTTAGTTGCTGAAGTAGCATTAACACTAGTTGCTGACGTTAGTGCTGAACTTGAAGGAGCGCCTACAAAGCCCGTTGAAGAAGGTGAAACATAGCCTATAGCTTTATTCCAATTTGTTAAAGTTTTTGTAGCGTTCGACATTACATTGGCTTGTACATTACCCCAAGCAGTTGAGCCTCCTGAAACTGCGGGAGTGAAGAAGTTAGAAGCTGCACTTTTAATATTAATTCCTGGAATTTTGTTTAAGGCTGTTTTGCCAAACTCTCCGATAAATGAGCTTACTCCATCTGTTACAGTTTTAAATGCACTGCTTCCAACTTTAACAAAGTTGCTT